CAGCGAAAAAGAGCGCCAAGGCGCGCGCGCAGGGATTTTGGACGGGGAAGGCCGGAGATCGGCCGGACACAGGCCAGGGATCGGGCGGGAATGCGCCGGGATCGGCGGCGGATCAGCAGACCGCCCGGGGACTTGAAAGGAGCGAAGCATGAGCAAGGAAGCCGACAAGGCCGTCAGCAGCTACAAAAAGCTGATCGACTTTGGAAAAATCTATGAGGTGGACACCGAGGAGGACTACAAGGCCGCGGCGCTCACCTATTCCCAGGAAGTGCAGCTGATTGCCCAGATGCGCCAGCAGCTGGCCGAGGATGGGCAGACGATCACGAAAACCTACGTGAAGGACAGGGAAAATCTTTGTGTGCACCCGCTGATACAGGAGATCCCCAAGCACGTGGACTGCGCCAACCGAACGCTGGCGATCCTGGGCGACATCATCGTGAAGCGCGGGAAAAAGAAGGCAGACGTTGCAGACGGCCTGGCAAAATTCCGTGAAAGGGCCTGAATGATGGGGTGAGCAAAGAAAACGCCATCCTGGCCTATTATCAGGGAATCCAGGACGGCAGCATTTGCGTGGGCAAATGGATCCGGATGCTGTATGAAAAAATCCTGGACGGGCTGGAATGCAAACAGTGGTTTTTCGATCAGCGAAAGGCGGACAACTGCATCCAGTTTTTTGAAACCTACTGCCACCACAACAAGGGGCCGCTGGCCCCGCAGCGGATCAAGCTGAGCCTGTGGGAACGGGCCAGCCTGAGCCTGATTTTCGGGATCGTGGATGATGACGCCCTGCGCCAATTTACCGAGGTTTTGTGGGTGATCGGCCGCAAACAGGGGAAAACCCTGCTGGCCGGGGGCGTGGGCAATTATGTGGCCTATGTGGCCGGCGAATATGGATCTGAAATATACTACCTGGCGCCGAAGTTGGATCAAGCCGATCTGTGCTACGGCGCCTTTGAATTTAACGTAAACGCCGAGCCAGATCTGCTGAAGCGCACCAAATCCACCAAATACCGCGGATTGTATATCAAGGAAAGCAACACCAGCATCCGGAAGCTGCCGTTTTCGGACCGGAAATCGGACGGCTACAACCCCATGCTGTATGTGGGTGACGAGGTGGCCAGCTGGCCGGGCGACCGCGGGCTGAAACAATGGGAGGTTATGGCCTCCGGCACCGGCGCCAGGAAGGAGCCGCTGGGCATGGCCATCAGCTCGGCAGGCTACGAAAACGAAGGGATCTATGATGAGCTGGTGAAACGCGGCACGGGGTTCCTGATGGGGAACAGCCGGGAGCAGCATCTCCTGCCCATTTTGTACATGATCGACGATATCAACAAATGGGACGATATCAACGAGCTGCGCAAGAGCCTGCCGGGGCTGGGCGATAGCGTGAGCGTGAAATTCATCCTCCGGGAGATCGACACGGCCCACGCTTCCCTGAGCAAGAAAACCGAGTTTATCACCAAATACTGCAATATCAAGCAGAACAGCAGCCAGGCGTGGTTTGACGCGCAGACCATTGAAAAGGCATTCGGCAATTCCCTGCGCCTGGAGGATTTCCGCAACACCTACGCTCTGGGCGGGATCGACCTAAGCCAGACCACCGACTTGACCAGCGCCTGCGTGCTGATCGAGCGGGACGGAGTGATCTGGATCTTTTCCCATTTCTGGCTGCCGGCTGAAAAGTTGGAAATCGCCACGAAACGGGACGAGATCCCCTATCCGGTGATGATCGAGCGCGGGCACCTGTCCTTGAGCGGCACGGAGCTGATCGATTATCGGGACGTGCGGGACTGGTTCATGCGGCTGGTGCGGGATTACAAGATTTTTCCCCTGCAAATCGGATATGACCGATATTCGGCCCAGTATCTGGTGCAGGAAATGACGGAAAGGAATTTCCACATGGAATCCGTTTCCCAAGGATACAATCTGACGGGCATCGAGGACAACTTTGAAGGCATGCTGCGCGAAGGCAAGATCCGCTGCGCGGATGATAACAGCCTGCTGAAAATCCATTTGTTGGACAGCGCCCAGCAGATGGAAAGCAACACGAGCGCCCACCCGCGGAAAAAGCTGGCGAAAATCAGCAAATACGCGCACGTGGACGGCACGGCGGCCATCCTGGACGCGCTGTGCATGCGCCAAAACCATTGGCAGGAAATGGGCAGGCGGCTAATGAATGCGGGGTGATCAATATGGGAGTGTTCGAAAAAATCTTTGGAAAACGGGAAAGCCCTGCAGCGCTGGCCCGTACCACATTCCAGCTGCTGGACGGATACGTGCCGGCCTTCCATTCGTGGGAGGGCAGCGTGTACGAAAGCGACCTGATCCGCGCCGCGCTGGACGCCCACGGGCGGCACGCGGCGAAGCTGTCCCCCACGCTGACGGGCGGTCAGGAAAAAGAAAACCTGAGAAACCGTTTGAAAATCCAGCCCAATCAATTTCAGACTTGGCCCCAATTTTTATATCGCTTGGCCGTGATCCTGTACGCCAGGAACACGGCTTTTCTTGTGCCGGTGCTGGGCGAGTACGGGGAAACGAACGGAATCATTTCCATTGTGCCCCGGCACTGGGACCTGGTGGAGTATCAGGACCAGCCTTTTATCCGGTTCCATTTTGACCGGAACAAAACAAAAGCGGTGGAGCTGTGGCGAGTGGGAATCATGACCCGCTATCAGTACAAGAGCGAGCTGTTCGGCGAGGATAACGACGCCCTGAAATCCACCCTGGATCTGATCGAAATGCAGAAGCAGGGCATTGAGGAGGGCATCAAAAACGGCGCTTCCTATCGGTTCAGCGCGCAAAGCGACAATTTCCAGACCGACAAGGACCTGGCCGAGGAAGGGTCGCGTTTTGACGAATACGCTTTCCGCCAGAAAAAGGGCGGCGGCGTGCTGCTGTTCCCGGTGACCTACAAGAACATCCAGCAGCTGAAACAAGAGGCGTACAAGGTGGATGCCGATCAGATGAAGCTGATCAAGGAAAACGTGTTCGATTATTTCGCCGTGAACGAGGACGTGATCCAAAACCGGGCATTCGGCGATAATTGGCTGGCCTTTTACGAGGGCGCGGTGGAATGGTTCGCCATCCAGGCCGGTGAAGTGATCAGCAAAATGCTGTTTTCAGAACGTGAACGCCAATTTGGAAATGGCGTTTTTTTCACATCGAACCGCCTGCAGTACATGAGCAACGCGGACAAAATGAACGCCATTTCCCAGATGGCGGACCGGGGCCTGATGACCCGCAACGAGCTGCGCGATATCCTGAACCTGGCCCCGCTGCCTGAGCCCTGGGGCAGCCAGATTCCGGCCCGGGGCGAGTATTACAACGTGAACGAAGCGGAGGCGAACGACAATGCAGAAACCGTATGAAATGCGATTCATGAATTTTGAGATCCGCGCAGAGGAAACTGAGCAGCAAATGGGCCGCCTGACTGGGCGGCCTGTTGTTTACGGAAGCCGAACTGATATCGGGCCATATGATGAAATCATCGAACCCGGCGCTCTGGACCACGCGGATCTGCGCGACGTGCGCCTGCTTGTGAATCACAATGCCATGATGATCCCGCTGGCCCGGAGCCGCAACAATAACGAAAATTCGACGATGCAATTGATGCTTGTCCCCGAGGGAATGGATTTTCGCTCGGATATCGACATCAAACGCAACACTGACGCCATGAACCTGTATTCGGCAGTTGATCGGGGGGACATTTCCGGAATGTCCTTCCGGTTCGCTGTTGATGAGGATAGCTGGGAAGGGCTGGAAACAGATCACCCGACGCGGCATATCAGATCTATTTCCCGCATTGTGGAGATTTCTGCCGTGACCTTCCCGGCGTATGCTGCCACCTCGATTGAGGCCAGGGGAATTTCCGACGCGCTGGAGAGCGCCCGGGAAGCGCTGGAGAGCGCCAAAGCCGCTGCCCGATCCATCGAACGGCAAAAGCAAAAAATCAAAATCATGATGGAAATGGAGGACACCCCGAATGAAAACCATTGAAGAAATCGAAAAGCGCATGGCCGAGATCAAGGCCGAGCTGGACAAGCCCG